AAATACTTTCCAATGTCAGGAGCACCAAGATAAACAGGAATAGTGCCAGTTGCGAAACAATCGAGAAGTTTTTCTGTGAAGTATGTTGGATACTGTCCATTCTCAATGGCTACTGAGAACATATAATCACATAGACCTTCTTCCTTGAATTCAATTTCGTGGAATCCTCTACCATAAAGATCAACTTGATCACCGATTGCTTCTACCCACTGGAGACGATCGATATGACCTTGACACATTCTCTTATTAGAAGAGATCATCGAGATCAGTTTAGATTTCTCATAGATCTTTGGTTCTTTAATCCAGAATCCTTGGGCGGGAACCCACTTAAATTTTGGATGAAGATTCAGAAGTTCTTGGTTGTGAGTGAAGATCAGATCAAACGCATCAATATATTTTTGTGGATTCATCTTCACAGAGTCCACAATCTGAGGGGTAATATACTTAGATTCTAACAACCAAGCATACTTTGGGCCTGGTTTAGGTTCAATCCACGCCCAGGGAAGGGTACTATCAATGTAGAATGTACCCTCTCCACCATCCTTTACCCACTCAATATGTTCGGAAACTTTACCATGGACAGAGTATCCTTTGTTTCCACCAGTGAGATGAGTAAAGGTATCACCTACAAGATTAAGCCTCAGTTTTTGCATTGATCTGCTCACTAATCCATGCATAAGTCTTGCGAATACCCTCTTCCAGAGTCTGAGAGTAGTCCCAACCAAGTTTCTCACGGATGAGATCATTGTTGGAGTTGCGGCCGCGAACACCAAGAGGAGCATCGAGTTTGTAGTTCTTCTGAACAACTTTACCAGACACCTTGGCGGCAGTCTCTACCAGTTGATTGATAGTCACCATCTCTTCAGAACCAATATTCACAGGGCCCATGAAGTCACTATCCATCATTCGCCGCGTTGCTTCGATGCATTCATCAATGAACAGGAAGGAACGAGTTTGTAAGCCGTCTCCCCACACCTCGATGGATCCACCTGTCTGAGGGAGGTAGGCAACCTTTCGGCAGATTGCTGCAGGAGCTTTTTCTCTTCCACCGTCCCAGGTGCCTTCAGGGCCAAAGATATTGTGATACCTAGCAACGCGGACAGGGATGCCATAATTACGATTATAGGCAAAATAAAGTCTCTCGGAGAAGAGTTTTTCCCATCCATATTCGCTATCAGGATTAGCGGGGTATGCAGATTCTTCACGGCAGTTAGGATTGTCAGGATCAAGTTGGTTATGCTCAGGATACATGCAAGCAGAACCAGAGTAAAAGATCTTAGTAGAGTTCTTTCCAACTCGCTCATTCATCTTACGTTGCTCTTCAAGAACGTTCAGATTAATAGTAGCAGAGTTGTGCATGATATCAGCATCGTTTTCGCCACTAAAGACGAAACCTGCTCCACCCATGTCAGCAGCAAACTGATAGATCTCATCGAAAGGCTGAATGTAACGATAAGGAACGGAGTGATAAAAATTACCACGATCTCCTTTATATTCAAGGACACGTCGAACAAAATCTACATCACGAAGATCGCCAAGAACAAATTCGTTTGCTTCGTGTTTAGAAAATTCAGGATACTTAAGATCTACACCACGCACCCAGTACCCTTCAGATCGCAGTCGCTTGACCATGTGTGACCCAATAAATCCACCAGCACCCAGAACCAGTGCCTTTTTAGTGTAAGCAGTCATCTAATAATAAATGGTTTCTTCTTATGTATAATACCAAAAAAGGCGGTTGTTGTCAACCGCCTCGTAGTTCTGAAGTTGCAGGCTCGCCACTTGTTCTTTGACTGGAAACAAGAAACCAGGCGGGGTTGCCCCATCCGCACCACCTGCTTTTGAGAGAAGCAGGAAACTCCGAGGGGTTGAAGACCCATCCCGACCAGTGCTGTTAACGTCCATCCGTGACGGGCATAATGAGGATGACTCCACCAGTACTGTTATAGACCATCCGTGTCTATGTAATTGAAGTTAATTACAACTCTTCGTTTTGAATCTGTTGCCATAACTCCAGTGTGCTTGATTGTATTATCAAATAAAACTAATCTATTCTCTACACAATCACACACATCTCCATTCTCAAATTTAGTTGGCCCATTAGTAGTGGTCAAATATAAAAGAGCAATATTAAATTTTGGTATACATCCATCAGAATAATCATAATGATAACCTGTTTCGTAGTTATCACTCATCTTAAACGTTAGATTGGCTTTAATCCTTAAAGGAGTTAAAACATTTAACTGTTCAAGAACTGGCATTACTAATGATTTATAGTTAGAACACCACTCCCAGTAATAATAAAAAGGATGAAAGAACTGAAACATTTCTTTCTCTATTGAGGTTCTTTCCCTTGGTTCAGAAACGTTTTCATTATAAAACCAAGGGAAAGAATTACTCAACATCTGACTTTGTATTTTTTCAAAGTCAGGTTTTGAAAGAAAATTATCAATAACTTTCATCATCTTTAATGTAACAAGGTACACAATCAGGATCTAACCATTTAGTGTACTCAAAGTCTTCCATAGCCGTCTCAAATTGCATACCATTGTCACACAGATACATGTCACAATATCGCTTTGTCCACTCATTGAACTTTTGAATGCGGTAATCGGGTTTACCGTTAATCTCAAGTGTCCCTACAGTAACATAACGGTAGGGAAAACGCTCATGAAAGACTTGAGTTTTCACTGCTCGACAGTCTCCTCAACGTTGAGTTCAAGTGCAAGTTGATCAAGGAACATCTCATAGTCATCATAAGGATCACCAGAGAATTCAAGTCCATTTTCAGACAGATACTTACAAACTTTTTTATAAAGTTTAGGATTCTGCATGTCTAGAACATAACGACCATCTACGGTATCCCGCAAGATTGCCATGTGCTTCTTGAACTTTTCTGAAAGGGTCATCGGTTTGCTTGTTTACCTATGTATTATACCGCAGATACGGTTTCTGAGTCAAGTGGGTAGACAGTTTCTCTTCTGTCTTTCCCGATAAACTGGCCTCGCATATCATAATTCAATACCCAGTTCTCTGTAATAACGTAATATCCAATAATATCTTTACCATTATCGCGCCACCCATAACTAACCACTCTCTCACCAACACGGTCATGTTTTTTGCCCGTGTTAAGATAATGATTGTAACGTTGGTGCAGGTTGATCATCAGCGAACCTCGTAGTTGAGTTTTCGTACTTGCCTTTTTCGGCGTTCCTCTTGGTATTTTAGGTCAGCATTTGACAACAATCCACTTTTCTTAATTTTTTCTTCAGTGTTTAGTAACAAAACTTCAGATAAGTCTACGGCACCGACTTTATCATCAACTACCATCATTTGATTTGGACAGCCGCAACACTGTACCTTTGCGGTACTATGCAATTCTTTATTGCATACCTTGCATCTTGCAGATAACATTTTTGATCATTCAACTTAAACAATTATGGGAAATGTCGGATTCGAACCAACGACCGTCTGCGTGTAAAGCAGCTGCGCTACCACTGCGCCAATCTCCCAAACTCCTCCTGCTGGGCTCGAACCAGCGACATCCGGATTAACAGTCCAGCGCAACTACCAACTGTGCTAAGAAGGATTGGATTGTTGTAGAATATATTCTACTGTAATTGCAACGTCATTCATTGCATCTCTTAAATCTGGTCTTTGACCTGATTCTTGTCTACAAACAGGGCGGCGATCATCAGTTAATGTCCACCTCCACTGATTCATAACACTACAATACCATAAATTTATTTTCATGGTTTAACCTCTAATATGAGGAAGCGGGTGACGGGGATCGAACCCGTGATTCCAACTTGGAAGGATGGCGTGTTACCGCTACACTACACCCGCAAGGCGACTCAGGCTGGACTCGAACCAGCGACCGACTGCTTAGAAGGCAGTTGCTCTATCCAACTGAGCTACTGAGTCATTTGCTTACCTGCTTATTATAACCTGTTCTTACTTGTCTGTCAAGGGTTGACCCATGTATTTGGGAGAAGAAACTGCGTCATACACCATCTACCAAGACCTTTACCTCTATCTTCTTCTTCCATTTCAATAGATTCTACAGAGTGCCATACCATACCAGGAAAAATAATACCTCTATTATTTTTTACTTCAATCTCAATATTAAAATCAGGAAAGAATAAATTACCTCCTTTAAATTTTTTAGGTTCTTTCCAAAACCAAAACAAACAAGTCACCAGAGCTATATCTTGATGTGGTTTATAATAGTCACCATCTTCATAATAAGACAATAATGTATAATCCTTGTCTGCGTATAAATTCTTAAACCACCAATTAGGGTGATTTGGGATAATAGTATTATCGGTGATTACTTTTCTATTAATCGACAATATGTTCGAAACTATCCTATTCTCTTTATATAAAGTATCAAGAGAAAGACCTCGATTGTTTTTCAATAGATTACCATATTGATCCATAGAGGATCCAGTTTCTTCGGGAGGTCTTAATTTTTCAGGGTAGGAATAAAATTCCAACTCTTGCCATATACCATTGAGTTCATGATCAGTAAACACATCATCAATGAGAATAAAAGGAAATTCGTTTTCTTTGTTATAGTTAGTTACTTTCATATTATTTGATGTGTAAAGCCCCCGACAAGATTCGAACTTGCGACCAGCGGTTTACAAAACCGCTGCTCTACCACTGAGCTACAGAGGCAAAAAGGGGATTTACCCCTTAAGTTTAGCAGCGTCTTTTTCAAACTGAGCAAGACCTTCTCTGGTTAAAACATGATCATACATTTTATCAAAGATCTCGATTGGCATTGTAACAATGTCTGCTCCAGCAGCAAACAATTCAGAAACTTGCGATACACTACGAACAGAAGCAGCCAAGATTTGTGTTGTTACCATATGCTCTCTGTAAACAGCAGCAATGTCTCTAACTAATTTCAGACCGTCATAAGAGTTGTCATCAGTGCGACCAACAAAAGGAGAAACATAAGTTGCACCAGCCTTTGCTGCAAGAATTGCTTGAGCAACTGAGAATACTAAAGTGATGTTAGTCTTCTGCCCACGCTCTTTTAACTCTCTACACACTTGAAGGCCAGCTGGAGTGCAAGGAAGTTTTGTAGTTATTGCTTTATGAGCTCGATAATCTAACGCCTCATTGAGCATTGCTCCTGGGTCATTGGCAGCACTTGGATGAACTTCAATAGAAACGCTTTCTAATTCTGAACATCCGTCAGTGATATTCAAGATGACATCAATTGCTTTTGTATAGGGGGTTTTTGCAATCAGAGATGGATTTGTAGTTACTCCATCAATCAATCCAGTTGCATATCTTTTAATAATTGCTAATGAATCAGCAGAATCAAGAAAAATTTTCATTAGATTTTCACCTCTCGTAGATTATATATCAAACATAAATGATCTCGTGATCAGCATCAGTCTCAACTAACCACTCTCGGAATTCTTCGTACAGGTCGCTAGCTTCCTGATACTTTTCTTCCATCAGAAGTTGATCAACTCTGAGTTTAGCCCAATGATAAGTGTCAGCAACTGCTTGCTCCAAAGGATCCATAATAATCTTTACGCATGTAGCGCCCGAGTATGTTGCTATTATAGTACCTCGGGAATCCTGTGTCAAGAGATTCGACTAAAACATCATTCAAGAATAACTGCTTAGTCTCCTCGTAGTTGCATTGACCTTTTGTCAAGTGAAGACTCAAGATCTCTCGGGTAAAAGATTCTTTACCAAATATCTTGAGATCTTCTTTTAACTCTGGACAAGATCCGTAGTATTTTTTCCAGTCAGATTCTTGTTTAGCCTTCCGTTTTTTACCAGGAGGTGTTCTAAACGACCAGAAATACTTTCTACCAATATAACGTCGAGTATTCGACTTATTGGTAATCAGATAAACAAAACCGAAGTAATCTCCAATTTGATCAGAGTCAAAAACTTCTCCATTATATATCCAAGGATTTGGATAATTACTCTGCGATAATGCTTTCGATGACATCACTAACCAACTCAGGATCACTTTCTGCATAAACAGCGGCTGCCTCTGTGAGGTCTGCACAATGTCCTGTTTCGACCAGGTATGCCATGAACATCATTCTGTGCTCAGCGAATGCCAGAACGTCTTCAAGGAACTCCTGAGGAGCGCCAGAGAGAAAATAAACTGCTTCTCTCGTATCGTTTACTTGACCTTCAGCAACCAAGTAATCGACCATGATCTCGAAGTTATCGAACATGGGTTTGCCACCCTTGGTGGGAACTTTACCCTTTTGCTTCAGAGCGTCACGACCACCTTCAGAACGTTCAGCGGAAGAAGCACCAGGACGGAAACGACCCATCGCCAAACGACGCTCTTTGTTAGTAGGAACTTTCTTGTCCTTTTTCTCTTGCTCAGCATCACGGCGAGCTTGCTCACGAGCAGCACCCTTGAAGTCGATGCCTTCTTTCATTTCCTTTTCAGTTTTCTTCTCACCCTTCTCTTCTTTACCTTTGGCGTGTTTGTATTCTTTATGCTTACCGCCTTCATCCTTTTCGTCTTTCTCTACCTCTTCTTTCTCAGCCTCTTCCTTAGCAATAATTTTCTTGGCAATCTTATGTGCCTTGGTAATGGTGCTCTTTTCTAAAGGAGGTTTATCGCCTGTAGATTTCATGGCAGCTGCCATGCCAATGGCATAGGGTTCCTTTGCCTTTTCATCAACCTGCTCAACCTCTTCTGTAGTTTGAGCAGGAGGATTTTTCATTTCCATGTACAACTTCGACAACTCTTGAAGTTGATCCATTCCTCTATAAAGATCCATCTTAAGTAAGATACCTATACGGAGGTATTTATAGTTTGAAGTCGCTGAACATTGAAGAACTAACGTCTTGCTTGATACCACCAACGATATAGGATTCAACCTCAGTTTCCTGAGGAGCAACTTGAAGACCCTTAGAAGACAACCAATGTTCCGTCCAAGGAAGAGGATTATTCTTCACGGCAACATCATAGATGGGTTTCAGACCAACAGCTCTCATCCTTCTATTTGCAACCCACTCAACATACTTGCTGAGCAACTTATCATTCAAACCAATCATGGAACCATCTTTAAACAGATAGTCGGCCCAAGACTTTTCTTGATTGACACAGTTCTGGAACTGCTCAATAAACCAAGGTTCTTGTTCCTTGGCAATCTTCTTCATATCAGGATCATCACCTTCTTTCCATTTGTTTAGAATATTCTGAGTCAATACAAGATGTTGTGACTCATCACGGGCAATGAGGGAGATGATCTTTGCAGATCCTTCCATGAGCTTGAGTTCGCCAAACGCAAAACTACAAGCAAAAGAAACATAAAAACGAATGCCTTCCAAAATGTTGACATTTGCAACCGCACGATAAAGTTTAGTCTTAAGTTCATAAAGAGTATCCTGTGCTGAAGGAACATTCTCCAAGGCATGTTGCCACTCAGATCCACTACCATACTGTTGAGCCGCTCTGATGAACTCATCATAACCAGTTGTGACACTGGTTGCTCTTTCCATAATGTTATTATCAGTCAGAATGGTATCAAATACCTCACTAGGATTTGAATAAACATTCTTAATGATGTAGGTATAAGAACGTGAGTGAATCATCTCCATGAATCCCCACACAGTCATGGCAGATTCAAGTTCTGGAAGAGAGCAATAAGGAATAAATGCCATGCCAGGCCCACGTCCCTGAACAGAATCAAGCATGATCTGATACTTCAGATTAGAAGTGTAGATATGCTTTTGTTCTGCACTCAGAGAGTGATAATCTCCACGATCCTTCTGGAGGGAGACCTCCTCAGGTCTCCAGAAGTATCCAAGTTGCTGTGTGGTTAACTTGTCAAAGATAGGATATTTAAAATCATC